GGCCTGCCGGAATATCAGTAATGGCAATCGCCACGACGTTCCCCACCAGCACCGGCGAACCACTCAGGATCGCAGCACTGCCCGTGTTGGTAATCTCGATAGTTTTGCCATGTTGAACAAAATTCTTCGCCATAAATTCAGTCTCCATCCAGCCCCATACGGGGCCGAATTCAGATACAAAAAAAGCCCTGATGGGCTGTGATGTGCGGCTTAACAGGAAAGGATTATTTCCCGGTAGATTTCGCCAGACCGCGATAATCCAGAGGGGAAACACCGGCATCGATGCGCACTTTGGTCGCAATACCGTCGGTCGTGAAGCCTTCCTGCTGATCGATATACGGAGTATCAACGCCGTTCAGGTAAGCCACTTCGATGGTGTCCGTTCCCTTAGCGGCGGTCAGATACCAGGCGCTGGGGTCTTTGGCATCAAGACGCGGTTCCGCGATAACTTCAGCAAAGTTCTGAATCGGGTTATTAATTCCGGAGTTAATATCCGCACCTTTTACGCTGGCAGACTTGATCGTCTGGTTTGCCAGAGTTTCCAGCGCCACCGGCACCAGCATATATGCCGGACGGATATTCAGAACGCTCTCGCCATCTTTCTGCAGACGCATCATCTTGCGTGCATCATCAAGGCTGGTAACCGAAATGGCACCCGCGGACAGGTTGTTGTGATCTGCATGGAACAACGGCTTACCATCAGATAATTTCGCGTTCTCGGTCAGGACGGCATACACCAGATCGCCAATCGTTCTTTTTGCCGCACGGCCCATCTTCATAGGTACATCGGTTAACTGACTCAAATCGTCGTTGATGATAGCCTGACGGGTAATAGAGAAGATTTCACCGTAGGTGGCCAGCGCAATGCTTTCACCTTTATCTTTGGTGGTCACATACTTATATTCAGCCCCCT